TCATTTTTTATAGCCGCACTTCGGACAAACGCCATTTTCATTCAAGGCAATACCACACAGCGGGCAACGATCAATTTGATTCTTGGTTGTGAACTCTGCCGAAGCAGTATTGACACCGCTGACAAAAGTTATTTTCGCAATATTGAGTTTGTCTTTAAGCAGATCATAAACGATCTTGATCATGCCCTCGACAGTCATAGTTTCTTTTGTAACCACAAGACGACAATCCGGGTATGCTGTTGCCAGCTCTGTCTTGAAAGCCGCGCCTTTCATCTGGTTCTGCGGAGCGCCATTACGGATACCCTGTTTTTCGTAAACATCAAGTACTGCCGGCAGTAGCGGATCATCTTCCCTCAAAATCAGTGCATGATCGAAGTTCTTTAAAACGTCCCAGGCAGTTTTTTGAATTTCATTACAGGGAAATACCATATTGACACCTGGTTCGACAGAATCTTCCACCTCAATAGTCAGAATACCTGAATGTCCATGCAGATACTGTGCTTCACCTTTGAACCCATAAAATCTATGGGCATATTGCAGGTCTAATGTTGTAATACTTCTCATGTCTTTATCCTCCTATATTTTTTATTTACGGGGTCAGCGCCCGAATACGCATTTGTTAATCGAAATATCCCAGTCTGTTATCTGCTGTTAATGATATTTTCTTTAGTATTAATATAATATTATTTTCTGTTTTTGTCAATAACTTTTTAGTTTTTAATTCTATTAGAAAATTAATATCCTTTATTGTTTCATATATTATACATTAATCTTAATTATTTCTCCAACAGTTCCTACCAGCCTCAAATAAAAAATACACTCGCTAGCCCCTGAACTTTAATAGTTCAATAATCAGCAAGTGTAAAAAATAAAAGCTGCAGAATCTAACGATTCTACAGCTTTATAATTTAATTGGTGCGAGTGACAGGAGTCGAACCTGCACGCCGAAGGCGCTAGATCCTAAGTTTTATTTTCGGCTTGTAGAGCCACTTTCAGAGCCATTTGACAGCCTGCATATTAAAAAACAAATGATTTAGGGCAAATATTTTGATATAAATTGATATAAAAAGAAACGGTAGGCTGTCAGCAGGCTGTCAAAAAGCTGTCAGTTTTACCGTTTCTTTTTTTAGTCAACGATGATGTCTGCCGGCTCTCCATAGATAAAATACTTTACCTTCGCCAGCATCAGGATCTTCAATATACGCTTTGGCAAATTTTACATACTGCCCTGTATCATCGCCCCATATTTTGGAATAATCACTGTGCAGCATATTGAGCAAATAATACCAATCATATTTATTAGCCTTGATTCCATTTTGCTCCATAACTTTAGTAGTTTCATCCAATGTCCAATGTTCACCGCTGCTGCCGTCAACATTTTTCATCTCTGCAACCGCCTTTTTAGCAAGGTGTTCATCAAAATGAGGTCCATAAACCAAGCAATGCAACTTTTCCATAACACATTCAAAATCATCTTCATCATGCGATTTCAATTTATGTAAAGCTGCCGCCATAACATAATCAGCTTCTTTCTCTTTTGCTTCATTGCCATCGATCATTTTCATATATTCTTCGTACTTATGCATCCTTGCTCACCGCCTTCTTGCTTCCCGCCAATACTTCTGTATTATTTTCCGCAGGTTCTTCTGCAGTTACCACTGGTAAGCCAGTTACAGTGCCACAGTTACAGGAAGCAACATAACCGCATTCAAGAACAAAGGTTGCACTGTCAGCAGCTACCAATAAAGAATAATTACGTCGCGTTCTTACCTGATTGGCATATAAATGATGCCCGCATTTACGATTTACATTATATAAAGTTGCACCAGTACCGATTTTAATAACTACCGGCATAAGATTTGTAGCAGTAGAAGGAATATCCTGCGCTATTCTAATACAATATCTAACGCAGTTTTCATAAGTGCCGGCAGGAATGGTTAATACCAAATTACTGCCGCTCACTGCTACAGCCGTAGTCAATATAGTTCTGCAATTACAAGTTGCCATTTATAATTCATCTCCTTAAATTAAAACAGGGAAGCGTGACAGCTCCCCTGTTTCTTCGTCACGCATTCAGCGGATATTAGCAGTTACCACAGCCGTTGCATCCAAATCCATTCATAGCCGTATAAGGGCTACAAGTGATATAAGCGGGTTGCGGGAACGGGCGTACTGCATTGATAATGTTAGTAGTTTGAGCAACGTTACCAAGTTGCAGTTGAGCAGCTTGTAGCTGATCACGCAATTCCTGCATTACGTTTGCAGTCATTAACGCGCGAGTTGCTTCACCTTCTGCATGAATAGCGGAAGTAATATCGCAGGTGTTTTTAGCATTTTCATAACGAACCGCATCAATGTTGCGATTAGTTTCGCAGCAGCACTGTTGTGCAGCAAAACTTGATTGAGCGATAGCGGCCTGAACGCCACTAAAGCCTTGACACAGGTCCTGTTGGATGCCAAAGTTTTGATTAGCAAGCTGATTAAAGCCACGATCCAACGTATTATTAAGGTTGGTATAAAGAAATTCATTAGTCAAAGTATTTACAGCACCATTAGCGCCGCCTCCGAAACCACCGAATCCACCGCCGCCCCAAGCAAGCAGGAAGAATAACATTACTACCCACATCCAGCCGCCGCCAAAACCTGCGCCGTCTGCTGCTGCGGTACGGTTATTCAAATCATATACAGGCATTACGCCAGTACCTTCCATAGTCATATAGAACATCTCCTTTAGATTTATTGCTTAAAATCTGCCGGTGGCCACCTTTTAGATTTTAATACCGAATTGAGAAAGCATTTGCTGAGCCTGTTGTGGATCAATACCACGTTGTTTAGCAATATTCATAACAGTCTCTTTTAATTCATCAGGGCTTTTGCCTTTGGCCATTTCCATTGCGCGCCCAAACAGGGGATTGTTCCCCAGCATTTTCTGCATTGCTTCCATTGGGTTTGGATTGCTGCGAAGCTGGTTGAATATTTGCATCATTGTGAACGGATTCATTTGCATTTGGAACCTCTCCTTTCAAATATCTTTCCAGTGATGTAACCTTTTGCTGCAGTGCTTCTACAGTTTCAGCATCAGCATAACGCTTTGGAGCTGCGGCCTGATCATTGGACAGCTTATATGTTTGTATTACCGGCATGCCATTGATGTCTATGGCTTTTGCATAAATGCAGTTTTCCGCTGGGCAATGAAAATAAGTAAAACTACCATCCAGATCTATCTGAGCGGCTTTTACTTCGTCCAGGCTTGCTACAATTCGCCCCTTCATAATCTGCGGCATTGGCTGCATCTGCTGAATAGGAGCAAACTGCTGTTGATATCCCTGCGGCATCTGCTGTTGAAAGCCCGTCGCTAGTCGCTGTTGTGGTATTCCCAGCATAGCCGGATTAACAGGAGCATAAGGATTTACATACATTGTTATCGCCTCCGTTTTGTTTCCTACCTGTATTATCTCTAAACTTATGCAGATAAAAACCTCATCATTCGGACATTTTTCAGACATAAAAAATACACCTGCCTTAGCAGGTGTATTTTATTATTTCTCTAATTTTTTTAATTTAGTTTTGACACCAACTTTATCATTAAATGTCAACGCTTTTTGGTAATATAATTTAGCCTCATCTACGTTTCCACACTTTTCATAAATTTCACCGCACAATCTATAGATTTTAGCCACTTCATTATCAGTAAAATCATCATTCATTAAATTATCTTCAAGATATCCTCCTATTACGCTTGGAGCCCAGACGGTGCATCCTGTAATTCACTAAGTGGGCCATCACCATTAATCGTGCCGCTGATAGTCGCAACATCGTCGTGTGGCGTTGATAAGCTACATTCTGTAATAGATCCCCAGCCGGTGACAAATTTCTTGTCAGGATACTCAAATTTAATATGTACCTGCTTGCCAGCCAAAAATGCCGCCTCTAAGAATTGAGCCCCAGTATCACCAGCCAAATATACACTTTCAAGATCAATAGACCAGTTTCGTAAACCTGGAATAGTTGATTTCCACCCGCCAGAAGTTTTATGAGACGCATCGATCTCATCAGCCTGTCTGCTAAGATCACCACTGCGCTGACCGCCTAATAAAGTCCAAGTTGGGCTTGCCTCGGTTGATCCTGTATTAAGATAAATCAAATAATCTTTGCCAGCGCTAGCCGTAGTACTAGCGTTCGTTCTTGTTGGGAAAGTAAAGCTTGCCATTTTTTATTCCTCCTTTAGATATCCTCTGCAGTTGCCTGCAAATTTTTTACTTTTACTTCTAAGTTTATTACTCCGTTATAACCTGTATTGTCTTCAGGAAAAGCTTCATACATGTTAATGGTTTGCTCATAAACTTTAAATCCGCTATCCTCTACATTGATATAACCCTCTTCACTTGTAAGGAGATTTATAATATTTTCAGCGATACGGTTTATTTCGTATTTGCCTTTATATGTACTCCAAATATTTATTTGTATCTCCAGTCTGGTATTGTCTTCAGTTTTGGTACTCGTATCATGGGTTACTATATTACCAATAGTAATATAAGGAATCCGTGCATTTGCCGGCACGAAATCATGAACCCCAATTAAAGGATTTATCTTTTCTTTTAGTAATTTTATTAGTGCTTTTTGCAGTACATTATTTGGTAATCTTAGCATTCTTCAGCAGCTCCTTTTTAATCTCATCTACAAGTTCTGGTGCTTCAGCTTCGTAAGCAGGAATAATAAATGGTCGCGGTTTACGAGCCGGTATCGATACCTTTTTTCTAACAATATACTCCTCACCAAAAGGAATCTTCATTGCTTTTTTCTCTTTAGGTTTTATTGTTACCGCCTTAGCTCCAAATTCAACAAGATGCGCATATGGCTTTTTGGCCCTTACAACCCCCTGCAATTTAGTTGCACTAAATCCGCTACTTATGGAATTTTTTAATTCTCCACTTCTTACAGCGACACGCCTTATAGCTCCAGCTTTAATTCTTTTGGTTACCCTTTGCATGGCTTTTTCTACCGCCAGTCTGGACTTACCATCAAGCGCACCTATCTGACTTAAACATTTTGCCAAATCCGCACTTCTTGCCGTTACAACAAATTTAGCTGCCATATCATTCACCTGGATTCAAATAATGTGCCACAATAAGTGTTCTGTCTCTATAGGTATTGTCACAAGCATCTACCTCATAAACATCATCCTGCCATTTTATCTGCCAGCCACGAAGTATACTTTTATCGGGCGGAGTTAACTTTATTTGAATTTGCTCTCGGTTCATGGGCGCTCCCTGTGCCTGCTGTTCTCTAAATGTAGGAGGCATTACCTGTGCCCATCGTGCTGCATGTTCTTTATAAGTTGTTTCTTTGCCGCCATATTCGTCATCAACTGTTACTGGTTCATAAACGGTTATCCTATGTTGCCTGTCGCTCGCATTACTCATTTGATATATTCCTCCGATGTAGTTATATGGGCTAGAATCATATCATAAGTATTACTTATCTTCATAACACTGCGACCAACTGATTCAGTGCCGCGATTATCATACCAATGAGATACCAACATTTTTATCGCAGTTTTATAAAGCGAGCTTTCTTTTATATCAGCTCCGCTAGCGAGTTTTGTTTTCCCGCTAGCGGTTTTGATATGTTCTTCGGCTGAAGCTATAAGCTCGGAAATAAGTGTATCTTCTATATCTCCGTCAACACGTAGATATAATTTTACTTCTTCCAGCATTTATATCAGCTCCTTTATTAGCTGCCGCTTGCAACAGTACCAGCTTTCAAAATTACTAAACTGCCTTTATCCAAAACTTTTCCGTCAGCCAGCATAATGGCCTTCATGACCTCGTCATCGGTTTCGTTATCCTCATATTTCTTCATACCCATGTTATAGTTCGTATTAAGGGCGTAATCTTTAAAATTGAAAATAAATGCTACTACCGTATTTTTTGTAGTCGATGCAGTTAACGGTGGCAAATAATCTGTCAGGATAACACGCCGCCCTAAAATAAATCTTTCAGGCGTACCAGTAGTTCCATAGTTTACTCTGGCAATCGGTTGACCATTGCTATCGGTCTGCCCAACAAAACCCATAAATGTTTTTTTAGACATACACCATGCCGCTCCGCTTTCATAGGCAAGAGGCAATGCCGCTTCTGCCGTAACAACATTTTCGTAGGTAATCGCAGCAGTTACATCGATAGACTGTCCTGCCTTTGGAGTTTCTGTAATGATGCCTTTAGGTTTTCCAGAACCATCACCACTGACAATTGCCTGTTCAACAGCTTTCAGCATAGCTTCGGCAATGTTCCTAACAAGGACGCTTTCAAAAACCGCCAAAGCTACGACAGAAGTTTCTAACGTAATAGCGACAGCACAGCGCAGCTTGTGGTATGCAAATGTAATGCTACCGGTTGTCTTTTTCTGCTTATCACTACCAGCCCCTTCGGCAACCCACGTTGCTACCGGCTTAACGGAGCTTGTAGGATAACTTACGCCGCCTTTCAAGGCTGTTTGAGTTACTTCTCTCAGAATCATTCCGGTTGCTTCCAGATCTTCAATAATACGGTTAATAATCGTAGTTGGGATGACTGCACCGACATCAGTAGTTTTGGTAACAGCATCAGCACGCATTTCTACAGGAATTTCTTCACGTCCACCACTTAACACATATTTCATAAAAGCGCTTCTGTATTCAACCGAGCTGTATAAATCAGGTTTTTCCTCCATACCTTTTCCCGGTACCGGCAAAGTATTTCCCGCTGCTGGATTATTCGCTAGCTTTTGAGCCATTTTGCTACGTTCAATAATAAGAGCTTCCTTGTTTTCCAGAGCGTTTAATTCATCTTTCAACGAATTCAGTTCTTCCATATTTTGTGCATTTTCAATTTTACTGCGCAGTACTTTCTTTGCTTCTAAAAGTTCTAATAATTCTTTATTCATCTTTTTTCCCTCCAAAATTTTTATCAGCACTGCATGAGCAGTTGCATCTTTTTAAATTGCAGCTCTCTTTCAGCTGCTTCTGTTCCTCCAATACCAAAGGCGCTTCGCATCTCTGCGCTTATTGGAGTATCATCATAAGCCGGAAAGGTAACTGCGGCTACATCAAGTAATCGCTCAAACCTTAATATTCGGCGCAGGTGCTTTTCTTTGTCATAACTAGCCTCAGCTATAACTGCAGCAAAACTGCATCCTTGAATGTCACCTCTGCGAATCAATTCGTAAGTATCTCTGCCTTCCTGCGTGTCAGCTATCTCAGCTGTAAATTTCAAACCCAGACTATCAACGCTTAATTGCAATGTTCCGTTCTTTGTCCTGGCCAGTACTTTATCTTCCATAGCATGACCACGATCAAAAACCGTATCAGTTAAATCACAACCGTTAAATGCTCCCGGGTCAATTTCTTCTTTGTACTCCACATCATCAATCTTGAAAAGTGTAGTTTGTTGGTCAAAGCGTACTGCGTAACCCGTTATTATGCGTTTTCCGCCGCTATCTGATTCAGTAGCCGCACGCATTTCACAATCATTTGCTACAGCTCCGAAGTAATACTTATCGCTTTTTCTTTTCATTTTGCATCACCTCCCTCTGCATTAGAATCTTCCTCTGGCTCTTTCTTAGATTCGTCTGCCTTCTTTGAAATCCGTCCAAGTTGATATTCATTTGCTTTATCTGCATCAACATAATTCAGAGATATTATTCGTTTCTCGCCGCCTTCAACTGGTGCTAAATTCAAAATCTCTCTGCCTTCGTTAATGGTTAAAAGACCCATAGGTAATAATTCTTTTAAAAGAGTTATTTTGCTGGTATTACTGGTATATTGCAATCGATTAGCTTCAAAAATGATTTGATTGCCAAAACCTAATTCTTTCTGAGTAAAGCTTTTTCTTGTTAACTCTAATCCCAGCCTAATTGCTATCGGTTCCAGAACACTTTCATAAAAAGCAGACCATTCGTTTTCGTCATATTTTGCGAGTAAAATACTTTCATTTAGGTGAAAATACCCCATAATATCCTGACGAATGAGTTTCATCTGATCGCTTTCAGCAGTCACTATATTCCCTTTTAATTCCTGATATTCCATTCTGCTATCAAGGGCTGCCACACCGCCATTGTTGTTCACATTCATGTAATCATTTACAAATCGGTCCTGTGCTTTCTTAATATCATCGTCCTGCATATTAAGATTCATTTTTAAAATTCCACGCAGGTAATTAGCCGAATTAGCGGCTGCCGCCCGTCCCCTATTAACAGTATTCAAT